TATCTTCTCCTAGTTTTATTAATTTTGAAAACTTAACAAAAGAAACAGTTCTAAATTGGGTATTTGCACATTCTAATAAAGATAGTATAGAAAATTCTATATCTTCTTCAATCTCTATTGATATCATAATTCTAGAGGAACAACCTCAAGTTATTACTGGTCTTCCTTGGGAAAACATTTAAAAATGCATTAGGAGTATTTGATATTATTTCGTATATTGTAGTTTTAATTTAATTAAGTTATAAATGAATATTATATTTCAAGTAGAAGGTGGTCTTGGTAAGTCTATTATGGCCACAGCAATGATAAAAGTTATAAAAAAACGTTATAAAAACTCCCGTTTAATAGTTGTAACTGGGTTTCAGGATGTCTTTTTAAATAATCCTGATGTTAATGAAATTTATGATATTAACAATACAAATGGTTTTTACCTTAAATACATTAAGGACCAAAAATGTAAGATATATGTAAATGAACCATATAGAACTTCTGATTTTATTTTAGAAAAACCCATACATTTATTTAAAACTTGGTGTGAATTGTACGGTTTAAGCTACAACAATGAACAACCACAGATATACATAACACAACCTGAGTTAGATTATTTTAAACCGTATTATACTACAGATAAACCTATATTAGCTATACAACCACTTGGTGGGCCTGCTGGTTTAGGTTACCAATATTCTTGGACTAGAGATTTACCCGATCCTACTATAATGGCTATAATTGATAGGTATAAAGAATCACATACTATCATCCATATAAAAAGAGAGGATCAAAAGATATATCCCGATACTATGCAAGCATTAGATGGATTTAGAAGTATAGCAGTACTACTACAACTATCAGATAAAAGATTATTAATAGATAGTTTTGCACAACATATGGCTGCTTCATTAAATTTAAAATCTACAGTTTGTTGGTCAAACACTAAACCTGAAATTTTTGGTTACAATCTTCATAACAACATTAAAGCAGAACCTTTTACTAAAGAAATGAATTATGGACAAGCAGCTTATAACCCCTTTTCATTATCTGAAGAGATACATAACCTCCCCTATAATGACTTAAGTGAAATATTTGATGATAATAAAATATTTAATTCTCTAGATATTTAAATGATTATATATGTAGGTTGTTAGTAATAATAACTTAATATTTATAATCACAAATTAGTTATATACATTTAAAGATAAAATTATGAGTTGGACCTATAAGCAACATGAAATAGGAGATATTACTCAATTCCCAGAAAATACATTCGGTTTCGTTTACCTTACAACACATATACCTACAGGTAAAGCGTATATTGGGAAAAAAGTACTATTTCATAATCAAAAGAAAAAATTGGGTAAAAAAGAACTAGCAGCTCTAACTGGGGTAGTTGGTAGAAGACCTTCATATAAATTAGTAGTTAAGGAATCAGATTGGATGACATATTATGGTTCCCAAAAAGATATTAAACAACTATTATTAGAAGGTAAAAAAGACGAATTTGAGCGTATTATACTACAATTTGCACCCACTAAAAAATCACTTACATACTTTGAAATTAAATACCAGATGGTATATCAGGTATTAGAAAAACCGGATGAGTTTTTTAATGACAATATTTTAGGTAAATTCTTTACAAAGGATTTAATAGACGTTGAAGTTGAAAACTTCGTGGATACCCACAAATAATTTTGTATATTGGGCTATATAAAATAGTTTTAAATGGACAAAAAAGATTTAGTATTCAAACAGAGGGAAGCGGCACTTAAATATGCTGCAAAAAATACCTATCCTCCTTTTGAATGGGAAGTAGAATCAAACCATATTGAAATAAAAAATGGTATCCCACAGGGTAACATTAGATATTCTTTTTATGATGATGACAACGATCTTAAATACGAGGGTGACATTAGAATTATTGAATGCGAGGACGGGTTAGTTAGGCAGGATATTGACTTTAAACTGGTTGAAGGTCAGTATGAAGATGTAGTTAACTCTTTTAACATATATAGACTGTATTCTACCCAAGTTACAATAGGTTATTGGGTATGTGATACTTACCAACACATTAATATTATATGTTTAAGAGGTTATGGAGAAAAAGCTCAAATTAGAGCTAAACTTGCTGCTCGTTATTGGAAACAAATATTAGGAGTAGATGCAACACCTAGTAAATTCTTAGGAGAAGACGTGTTAGAAGTACCATTTAACTACCCAGAACCCCTATTTTACCCAACAGATAAAATCCAAATATTACAGGAAATAAAAGCAAATTTTCCCCAAATTCAAAAGGAAATTTTAGATTATATTAAAACCCATGAATTTTATGATTATCCTAAATATAAGGTATCAAATGAATTATATGATGGTGAATTATACAAAAATGATTGGAAGGCTATCCCCTTAAGTAAATTTGCTCATGAGCATATAGAATTAACGGAAGATGATGAAGCAAAATCTGAAATAAACAATAAATTACCTGAAATAAAGGGTTTTATTCCAACATATAATGAAATTATTAAACATGGAGAGGAAGAAGGATGGGTTAGAAATTCATTTATATCTAAATTAGACCCAGGCAGTATTATTGAACCACATAAAGGGTGGTCAAATAATTTTTTAAGATGTCATATCGGAGTTGATGTTGATGGGGAATGTTTTATAACAAAACAACACCCTGAGGCTGATTTAAATATACAAGAAACTAAAACCTGGGAAGAAGGAGAATGGCTTGCTTTCCAAGATGGGGGTAATTATTATCACTCAGTAGAACATAAAGGAACAAAACCAAGAATCATTTTATCAGTAGATCTTGATTTAGATCATATATTTAATGGTAGTTATTTAAAATTTGCACAAGCACCCTTAAGAAAAATTTAATGGTTAATCAGTTATTAGTTACCTTAGTGAATTCAGTATTGGGTTCGGGCAAAGCTACTGCCCGGAACAACTATGCTTATCATTGTCCTTTATGTAACCATCACAAACCTAAATTAGAGGTTAATTTAACTGAAAACCGTGAAGGTAAAAACCCTTGGCATTGTTGGGCATGTGATGCTAGAGGTACTACAATATATAATTTATTTAGACAGGTTAAAGCAGCCGCAGATAAATTTGTAGAACTTGGTAGTTTAGTTAAATCATCAAAATCAATTAAGGAAACACAAGTTGTATCTACAGTTGTGTTACCAGATGAATATATTGGCCTAGACAGCGTTGATAATAGCGATATAATGGCTAGACACGCTACTGCGTACCTAAAAAATAGACACGTGAGTAAATACGATATTCTCAAGTACAACATAGGTTATTGTAAATCAGGTTTATATAAAAATATGATTATAATCCCAACATATGATGCAAATGGTGGGTTAAATTACTTTACTGCTCGTTCATTTGAAAAAGAACCATATGTTAAATACAGAAACCCATCAGCAAGTAGAGATGTAATACCTAATGAACATTTAATTAATTGGAATGTACCAGTAATTTTATGTGAAGGGTTATTTGATGCTATTGCCATAAAAAGAAACGCAATCCCCCTATTAGGGAAAAACATACAGAGTAGTTTAATGAAAAAGATAGTTACATCTGTAGTAGATAAAATTTATATTGCATTAGATAGGGATGCAATCAAACAAGCTTTAAAATTCTGCGAAAGATTAATGGCGGAAGGTAAAGAAGTCTATCTTGTGGATATGCAAGATAAGGACCCGAGTGAAATGGGTTTCGAAAATTTCACTAAACTTATACAAAACACGGTTCCATTGACCTACTACGATTTAATGGAACAAAAATTAGCTATATGATCAAAAAATCATACAAAAGACTATTAGAAATTTCGGATGATTACCAACAAGTTACAATGCCAGATTCAAGGTATTATAGACGAAATGGTAAATATTATCCTTCTATTACACACGTTTTAAGTACTTACCCAAAAGGTAAATACTTTGAAGATTGGCTTAAAAAAGTAGGACATGCATCTGAGCATATTGTTAAAAAAGCAGCTGCAGAAGGCACACAAGTACACGAAATGATTGAGGATTGGTTAAATGGGAAAGAAATTACATTTCTATATCCTGATGGTAATCCAAAAATGCCTGCACACGTTTGGCAAATGTTCCTTAGATTCGTTGATTTTTGGGAAACATACAATCCTGTATTAATAGAAGCAGAAGTGCACCTATTCTCGGATGAACTTCAAGTTGCAGGAACCTGTGATTTAGTATGTGAATTGGAATTTAACGGAAAAACTGAACGTTGGATCATAGATTTCAAAACATCTAACCACTTACAGACAACATATGATTTACAAGGAGCACTATATGCTCAATGTTATGAAGAATGTTATGGTAAAAAAGTAGATAGAGTAGGAGTTTTATGGTTAAAATCTAAATCTAGAGGTGAAGATAAAGCTGGAAAACGCTTAAAAGGTAAAAATTGGGAAGTTTATGAGTCACCTCGTACACAAGAACAAAATCTAGAAATCTTTAGTCATGTAAGAGCACTATTTAATATTGAAAACCCTAAATTAACCCCGTATACCTCTACATTCCAGACAACATCCAAAAGAAAGTTGTAATATTTATAATAAAATGGATTACGATTTTTCAATTTATAATTCTATAGAAGATATTGAAGATATTAATATATTAAAAACACAACTACTCTCAACTATAGAAAACAATGTGGTAGAACCATATGAAGATATTTTTATAGTTGGTAG